ATACTTTTTTAATAAGTCTTCATCAATTCCTTCAGCAAATGGATTAGCTTCTTTTTCACTTTCAGCGCCTCCTTCACCTTCTTTCTCTTCTTTTTTCTTTGGTACTGGATTTGCTGGATCTTCACCTTCTTCAGAAATTTTACTTAATCTAAACGAATCTTTTTGATCTTTAATTAATCCTTTATCAATATCTTCAATATCTTCTGGAGTAAAGTTAAATATATTTTTATAAACCCAATCTTTAGATATCAATTTCTTGTCAATCATATCACCAGCTAAACTAACTTTAGTTGCATATAAAGTTAATTTTTCTTGCTCGTAAATTGTCGACGGAGAAGTCATTGTCAATTCAAAATCAGTTAATTCAGCATCAGCATAACCTTGAGAAGTTAAGTGAATAATTGCTATCTTATATAATTCTGATATTACAACTCTTTGAATTCTTTCAATAGTTCTTGCAAAACGAACATCTTCTGCCGCTAAAGTAGCTTTACCACCTAAACCTTCTTCATATCCAATAAACGCTTTTGGAACTTTTAAAGAAGCCATCATTTTATTTCTTAAGTACTCAATATCATCAATACCGGTAAATTCCATACCAGCTAATGTGTCAATTTCAGTACCAGATTGACCACCACGTACAGGTAAGAAATAATCTTCTAACATGTTCATCATGTTAAATTTAAGATTATAATCTCCTGTTTTCTCATCTACATACGGAGTCTTTTTCATGGTGTTCATGATTTTTTGCATGTAGTTGTCGACTTCATTAGGAGGAATATTTCCTACGTCAATTTTAAATATACGCTTTTCAGGAGCACGCATAATTCTATGAATTAACATTGCATCTTCCATCAATGTTAATTGCTTCCAAACTTTACGTCCACCTTCGATCATTGATTTACCATATGGTAAAAAGTTTGAATCTGTTAAGTTTCTAAAATGTGCAATTTCAAAAGTTTCATAGGTAATATTACCACCACCTAATTGCTTGAATTGCACGTGATATGGATTATTTGGGTCCATACCTTCTTCACGAACTATTTCATATGCTGATAATGGAGTTACATTTACAATTCCAATTTCTTCTTGAATGTCTAATTTTAAATATAAGTCTCCGTATTTACACATATTACGCACCCAAGGCCATAAATTAAATTCTATGTTAAGAATGTCGTAAAATAAATTGTGAAGTATTTTTTTAATGTTTTCATCATTGCTGGTAATTCTTAAGACGTCACCAAAGTCGTCTTTCATAACTGTTTCGTCCGCGTAAATGTCTAATGCTGAAGAAATAATAGAATCTTGATCCATTACTTCATAATCTGTATACAATTCTGTTTTAGAAGAAAAGTAATTGTAATTAGCATTATACGTATTTAGTGAATTAGGACGAACACCATGTAAACGAGTAAAACGATCAATGAATTTTGAGTTATGTACGTTACCTACAGATTGTAAGTGGTCGTTATCGACAACACGAAGTTTGTCTTTACCAACTTTACGCACGATAACATTACTATTGAATAGTCGTTTTAAACGCCCATATAATGTTGTATCTGCCATATTATTCGGATAATTTTAAATAAATATCAATTTTTATAATAACCAAGTTAAATCTTCGTCCTGACCTCGATGACCAGTTTCCATAGACCAGCCTGCCTGCTTCATATTGCCTGCTGCATTATAAGCTCCAGCTCCTTTACCAAAATAGTCTAAAGTTTTTCTATTTAAGTCCATACCTTGCTGACGAAGTTTCAGTGCCGTATCTCTAATCCATAATCCAATGCAAAAAGACAATACAAGGTCATCATTATAACCATGTTGAGCTTCAGGTCTTGATCCATTCCATATAAATACAAACAATTCTTCCATTAATCGACGACTTCGAATTACTGGAATTCTTTCTCTCATGTAAGTATCTAATTTAGAAATAACTAAAGGACGAGTACGAGATGAAGTTGTAAATCCTGGTGTCATTTGTGAAGTGTCTTTTAAATCAACATATCTAGATAATTGTTGAGATACGTCTGATATTTGACCGTCTTTAGGAGAATAATACAAATTTTTATAATTTCTATCTATTGCTACTTGAATTGAAGCCCAGCCTACATTGGCATTTTCAATTACTAACAATGCATCATTATATTCAGTTGCTACATTTACTAAGAGATTGCCATAGTCTTTAGTATGTATTTGTCCTTTGTATTCTGCAACTTGAGTTACTGATTCTACATCAATTACATGAAATGCTGAATAATCAGCTCCATCACCACGAGCGACGTCAGCTACAATAATATAATCTCTCGTATAATCTGGTTGTTCCCAAATCCATAAATTTCCATCTACGCCTCTTTTTTCAATTGGTTCTTGAATGGTAGTTTGATTATACCATTGCAATAAAGCTCCTTCAATTACTGTATGACCTGATGAAATAAAGTCACAATCACATTCTTGAGCAGCTCCTTTAGGTCCTAACAATTCGTCTTGTTTATCGCGCCAAGATTGGTTTCTATCAGGATGCACTGACCAATGCAGTCTAATTGTATTAAATCGATTTCGACCTTCTTCAGCTCCAACCCACGTTTTATGAAAAAAGTTACCGGTACCATTAGGTGTTGATAATATAATAGCTCCTCCTCCTGTTGCTAGAGTTTGTTGTGCTGATATCCAAATTTCTTCTACATTGGAAATAAACGCAGCCTCATCTATAATCAATAAAGACAATGCTTCTGAACGACCAGAGTCGCCTGATGAAGAAGTTGCTTTAATTTGAGAACCATTATTTAAACGTAAAGACAATTTATTATCTTCCATTGCAGGTAATTTCAACCAAGAAGGTAAATTTTCATACATGACTTTTACCTTTAATACTAAGTTCTTTGCTACCTCTTGTTTAGTTGCAATTACTAATATATTTTTATCCCCAAAAAACGTCATTAACCAAAGTGCATAGCCTGCAGATAATGTCGATATGCCTAATTGTCTAGATTTTAATATGATATTATAATCATTGTCTCGTAAATCTCTTAAAGCTTCTTCTTGAAATGGATAAAGATGAAAAGGAATTTTTCCTTTTTGTGGATGTTGAATCTGACAATACTTTCTCATGAAATGTACAGGATCAGAAGCGCATTTCTTGTACTCTTCTCTTATTATATCCTTTAAAGCTTGACTCATAACTTATTTTTTAAGTGAAATCTTCCAAAGCATTGTACCTTGAAAGTATGTATTTAATTCAGAATTAACACCTACGCCAATTCCATATATACGATCGTTTTTAGTTTTCAATAATAAATTACCACCGGCTGTTAAATATGAAGGGTTTTGCATACCTAATGAACCTCCAATGTATACTTGGTTTTTAGGTAATTCCTTTAAATAAATTTTATTGTCAATTGTAATTTTATTAACTTTTGCGTCCCATGTTCTTCCTAACAATACATTATTAGAAATAGAATCAGTGACTGCAACATATCCTAAACTATCTTTTAAATTTAATGTATCTTTATAAACATTAACAGCATAATAATTTTTAAGAATTGCATTTGTGTCTACATTTGCCGGAACGTCAATATAAATAGGAACATCATGATAAATGTCTTTTCCTGTTTTATAAACATTATGAGTTACTGGAATATACGTTGTATCAATTTCTTTTTTGATAACTTCGTATTTTTTACCATCGATTTTAATAACTTCTTTACCTTTATTAGAAGTAGTTGAGCATGAACGTTGCATGACAATAATGACTACTAGAGCCAATATTATCAAGTAATTGAAATTTTTTTTGATTAATGAAAGCATAATTACTACCTTTTTATTTATAATAAATATAAGGCTAGTAATTACTTAAGAAATTATTCCAGTACCTGCACCAGAAGTTGTAGTTACTGTTACTGTAGCTGATTTGATATAAGAATCAATGGCAGCTGCTAACTCTTTAGCAAGCTCTTGCTGAGCAGTTGCCATATCTGTTCTTGAATTTGACATTTTTTGAAATGCCGCTAATATTTGAAGTTCTAAAACTGGTTTGATTAAAGGCATATTATTTATCTTTTATAGGTCCGCCGGTTACCCATGCATTACATGTTCTTGAACCAGCACATTTGAATTTATACATCATACAATATCCTAATTTTCCTGCTTCTATTGTATCCCAAGCATCCTGAGTTGCGCCTTGAGTATCGTCTGTTTCTTCAGGAGCTGAAACATCTTCTCCTTCCGTTCTAGGTTGAAAAGTATCTTTTACATCTACTTCTTCTGAATTAGACCCTAATCCTTTAGCAATACAATCTAATATTCTTGTCGTAATATTAAATGCAGAACATGAATTACATCTAGCAGATTTAACTTCATCCATTTGTGTATCTGGATCTAATTTCCATATACTTGCTTTTTCTTTCCAAAATTTAATATTTGGATTGTTAGGGTTTAATGGACCATATCCAGCTTTGTCAATAGCAATTTGTCTATGCTTTAAGTTAACTTCTACATTTTGAGTAGCTACTGGACACTTTGGAGCTTCCTCTTCAACTTCTTTTAATATGTGTTTTAATTTAATCATCTTATTTTATTTTTAAAAAAGATTCTTTAAGCATAGATTCTAATTTTTTATTAACAGATTCTTTTTTAACGTCTTTTTTCTTTGGATTTATCAAATTAACATCTCCTTGTTTTAAAACTACACCCCATTTATCTGATCCGCTTTTTTCTGGTTGAGGCATAAAATCTCGTTTCGGAGCCCAACTTTCTGGTTTAGACTTTTTAATCATCATACTAACATTTTTTACAATATGCTTAGCAATTTGAGTATCATCATCATACCCATAATTATTCCATACGTTACGAGCTTTTTCTTCTAAATTATCTAATACATAGCCATAAGTATTTTGTGAAGTAAACGATAATAAATTACCTGCTTTAAGATTTGCTGAAATAGTAACTGTTTCTCCAGCATCAGCTGCGATCGCGGTATGCACTGCCTTTAAAATATCTTTAGCATCTAGTTTTCCCGTAACATTAATACATTCTAATTTTGCATCTGGGTTTGCAGCGTATACTTGAGACCATCTATGATGCCCGTCAATAATAAATTCTCCATTATAAGTAATGATAGAACCGCCTACATCTGCACTTCCCTTTAGAAACGATTCTAACGAACCATATTGATCAGTACAAATATTTTTTAAACTTTCTTCAGCTCCAATTTCATTTTGAGTTGGTTTAAGGTCTTTTGCCGCAATTAGTGTCGAAGCAACACTAAACTTTTCGTCATTAGGTTGTCCATCAGTTTGACCTGCTTTAAGCACTGCCATAATTTTAGGATCTTTTGAATATTGCTGTAATAGGGTAACATATGCAGGTACTGAGTCTGTTTTAAATGCCGTAGATAAATCATCTAATTTATCTTGAGTTTCATCTTCTTTTAAAATGCCTGCCAATTTTTGTAATCTAGCGGCTTCTGTAATTAATTCTTGTTTCATTTTATTTTATTTTATTTTACCAAAATCTACAACTCCAATATCTAGCCTT